CAGAATAAGTTTCTTTCGTCGGGGACATACAAGTCTCCTTTTAGATATGAAAGAGCTCCCGAAGAGGGAACTCTCTCAAACTGCAGGCCGCTCGCGTTGCGGAGCATGTCGCGTACTAGGTATTCCCCTCTTGCTCCTTTTGCTCTTGAATCTACCATTATGCTACCAACCTACTTATATTTGAGCTTTTAACCACTTCTACTTTTTCTAGTAATGGATGAGACCACCCATGATTTACTAAATAAGTATTAAGCTCTTCCTCTAATAGAACTTCTACGAGCTTTTCTTTTCCTACTTCGTCTAGTACTGTCATAACTTCATCTAGAAACAGAACATTAATACGGCTAGAGGATAAACTACTCATCAACTTACGAATCGCAAGAAGAGTAGCAGTATTTACTCTAGCTAATTCCCCACTAGAAAGTGCGAGAATATCTACTATTTTGCCGTTATCTGTAACTTGTACATTTAACTTATCATTAGAGACTACAAACTCAAGAGTAAATCTACCATCAGATAACTCTGCAAGATAAGTATTCGCTAATTCTTCCAATTCTTTTACAAGGTTTTCAATCTTATAAGCTAACAAACCATTTGTACTAAATGCTTTTTTAAGTATTTCCAAGTTAGAAATAAGATCCTCTTGCTTATTTAATACATCTTGAACTTCTCCAAGTTGTTTTAGAAACTCCTCGGTCTGTTCTTGTATTACTTGGATTCGCGTATTATGCTTGGTCCTGCTTTGGTTCTCCTTTGCTGTGCTTTCCAGCTGCTCCTTGCGTTGAAATAAGTCAGTTCGTACGCTCTCCATCCTGCTTTCAAGCTCCCTTTTGTCCAAGAGCACCTTAGGTAGACCATTGTCAATACTTCGGTAAATTTCCTTCCAATTAGTTTCAAGATTCTGAATACGAGTGAACTCGTTATTGTCCCTTTTAATTTCTTTAATTTTTGCTTCAATTTGTTCAACTTTTACCTCCGATTCTAATACTTTTTCAGTTTCTGTTCTTGTTAGTGCTTGTATAAAACTAGAGTCTACAACTTGTGAACAAGTAGGGCAAATATCCCCCAGTGTGCTTAATTTTTGTAAAAGTTGTTTAGACCCCGCTGCGATTTGTGTATGATTACCCACATCAGCTTGCAAGGTGTCGTATGACTTTCGTTCCGTTATTAATGTACTTTGTATTTCTTGTAAATTAATCTGTCCCAATAGCTCAAGTAATTGATTATTATTTGAGATTTTTTTGTTCTTCTGTGAAATATTTTCAATTTCTTCCGTTAAATAGTGGAACTCTTTCTCATGCTCTTCCGTATTTATTTCTAAATTTAACATTGGAAGTATGGTAGTATCACTCAATTTGTTATCTGAGAGCCATTTTTCTATTGTATTAACAGTTGCTTGCATTCCGTTAATTTCAAGAGTAATCTGTCTAGCTTGTTCTTTAAATACTTCGAATAGCTTTACATATCCTTCAAGATGTAATAGATCAATTAAAAATTTCTTACGATTTGTATCTGTTGCAGTTAAAAACTGTAGACTCGCATTCGTACTTTGGTACACTAACTGAGAGAAAGTTTTAAAGTCTACTCCAATAATCTCTTGTATGGTTTTATAGGTATTAGTAGCCGTATGACTAGATATATCTTCGCCATTCTTTTCCAACCTAACTTTTACTGTGGTTTTTCTATCTATACTTACGGAATAGGTATCCGCATCTTTAGTAAAAGTTAATTTTATATTATAACCTTTACCTACATATCTATTGGGTATATCTGCTTTTTTAATTCCTTTAGAATTTTTGTTGTATAAAGCCTCTTCAATAATTAATGGTATTGAGGACTTTCCTGTGCCATTTGTTCCTATAATCTGAGTTACATTATTATCATCTAAAACTAAATTATTGTCAGAACCATAGCTAAAACAATTATTCCATTGTAGCTGCTTGAGAGTAATCATTGTAAGTCCCTATAATGCTTGATATTTTTTCTGAAGGAAGTTCTAATATATAAGTGAAGTACTCAATTAACTCCTCTTCTATACTCATTTCTTTATGTAAAAGTAGAGTAGCTTCTGTACTTCGTTTCACCACTTTCTTATCTAGTAGTTCTGAGTTTTTAACTTTAGATAAGTCTTGTATATCTCCTTCCAGTTCGTAAATTGTATGATTATAAGTGCTAGGTATCATATCCTTTGGGTCTTGTACTGTCTTTCTTAGTAGTTGAGGAAGATTAAACCTCTCCCACATCCATGACCAATCTATATCATTTATTAATAAGTACCCGGTTTCTACTACATTTCTATGAAAAGTAGTTGTCATAGGGCTTCCTGGGTATACAATGTTTCTTTGTGTATTACTGTGTGCGTGTAAATCTCCTGCGAAAACTACAGGGAAACTTGCTAACCTATCTAAGTCTACTTCAGGTTTTACATGAGGCGGAATCTCTCCTCTTACATGAGTAAACAAAGGCATACTATTATCAAAAGCCTCTATACTACCCTCTCTATGTAAGTCTGCATAAGGAAGCACGTTAAAACCTCTATCCTTGTCCACATAGGAAAAATCCGTTATATGAATAAAAGGGTTTATATCTCTACTAACTTGTTTAAGTTGACTAAAGAAAGTCTTGTTCTTTTTAGTAGCCTCATGATTACCGTCATAGATAAGTGTGGGAATACCTACTCTTCTTATAAAGGAAAAATATAATTCTAGCTCCTCCATAGTTGGAAGACGATCAAAAAGATCGCCCCCAATTATGTGCATACTACACTCGTTTTCTATTTCATGAATTTGAGCAAAGAAGGCTTCATATCTTTTCTTAGCCCAGTCAACTGGGACGTTCTTCTGTCCCAGTTTTAAGTGCCAGTCTGCTGTGAATAGAATCACCCTACATTAAACTCCGCTTCCAAAGTGTCATCTACTTCTGAAGTGTGTGCTTGTCGTATACGATCCAGCAACTCTTTCTGAGCATCTGGAGTCGGGCGAGACATTACTTCGTCCATGGACTTTACGGATGCTGCAAGAGCCGCATCTTCCGCACTAAGAGGAGAAGGCTTACACTTGAGTGCCTGTAGTTGGTACTCTACATTATAAGGCAGCGGCCCAGTCTTAACACGCTTAAATTTAATATCCCATCCAGTTTCTGGATCGGTAGGATCACCGAGGTCTTCGGCAGCACTAATGATTGATTCCCAGAGCTTCTTCTTAAGATTGACAACTTTTACTTCACCGTTGTCAATACACTGAGTAGCATAGCTCCAGCCACATTTAAGATCAGGATAATACTCACGAACCCAATCTTTTTCTTGGTTTGTAAAGGCTTCTGCATCTCGATCAAAAGACAGACACTCTAAAGGAATGTTCTTGTCATTCTCACCTTTGATCCAGTATACATAACGAGCAAGAATGTCACCTACGATACGCATGACATTGTCACCATCTTTATACTGAAAAGTGCTGATGGAAGTTTTTTGGGCAGAACCCTTTTGTTTGTTAAATGATATAGCCATTTAGTTAATCTCCGTTGGGACTTCTTCATGAAGAAAATGAATTTCGCCATTCTCTAAAGAAAGTAGTCTATTATTGTTTAAAAATATATAAGGATCCTCCGTCAAAAGAAGGGGATCTAGTGTTGTCTTACCATAGGCTTTATAGTCTCCATAAGACCTCAAAGAGGCAAGTGCTATGTAGACACAAATGTCTCGGTAAGAATATTTATACGCTTGGTATAGAAGAACGTCAGGGTGTACTAAGAAGCTCTGCCCAGAAAAGTTAATATGTGAATATTTATAAAGTTCATCATACTTGTTTCTAGGAAGCTGCTTATCAACTAACATTTTGAACACTCGCACGATTTCGGAAGGACTTCCCTTGCAAGTTTCAAAGATTCTATTCCAATTATATAAGAGCATATTATACCAGAAAGTGAAGTTATTGTCAAGAACTATTTTTTTATAGTTGCTGTATCTTGTATCCCTGTTTCATATAGTATCCCATCCTATTGGAAGCCTGTCTCCTTGCCGTGTTTCCTTTTAGGTGGATATCTATCACTACAGGTGATATTTTATTTTCTTGTTGGCGTATGATACGCCCGATTAGCTGAGTTAGTAGAGGTTCATTATTAACAGGAGTTGCTAAAATTAAACAACTTAAGTTATCTACAGAGATTCCCTCTGAGAATATTGCCTGTGTTCCATATAGAACATCCTTTTTACCACTACGAATCTCATCTAAATAGTCTTCTCTATCTTCATGGGGTATCTCACCCGTAACACAGATAGACCTCTCGCCTGTTAACTCTGAACAAGCTCGTAGAAAGTGAACTCTATCACTTACTACCAGTACCTTATGCCCTTTAGCAGCATAGGCTGCTGCTATCATAGATACACTATGTCGATATTCCTCTTGATTAGATAGATGTGTTACTTTATTAGCCCAAGGAGTTTTTTGCCCGTCCATAAATCTTATATCTGAAGGATATATAGTTATAGAAGGAACCATATAGTTCTCCTTTGGTGGCTTAAATACCTTATTACCAAAGTAGTCTCGAAATACTACGTGCTTCCCATCCTTTCTTTCAATAGTTCCTGATAGTCCTATCTTATATCTAGCATAGTTTGTATCTATTACTTTTGAAAAAGTAGGAGAGGAAACGTGGTGCATTTCATCTAGTATAATAGTGCCGAACTGTTTATTTATTTTGAGAATATTTCGGTATAAACTCTGAGTATTCCCAATCACGATTGGAGCATCAATTTCAAACTTTCCGCTGCCTATTATACCAGGCGTAATTCCATATACTTTTTCTACTTCCTTTGCCCACTGGTTTCTTAACGGAACTGTGTGGACAATAATAAGTGTTTTCTGGCCTAACTTGCCAGCAATTGCAAGACCTGTAAAAGTCTTCCCCCAGCTGACCCAAGCGTTTATTATACAATTATCTTCAATCTCATCATAAACCTCTTGTTGGCTTGGTCGTAAAGGTAACTTAAACTCAGGAAAGTCTACTGGTATATTGATACGTTTATCGACTACTTCGTAATCCTTCGGTATCAAATCCGTTCTTCCAATTGGTATGCTAACCAACTTATCCCTAACTCGTGCCATATTTTTTATGACAAAAGGCGGGTCTCTTGGATTAAATGAAGGAATAGTATAAGTAAGTTCTTTACTTAAAAATTCCTTGTATTCTTCCGTCACTTCAAGATAAATGCGGTTACTGATTAGTGCTTTCATTATACGACGAAGCTCTCTCCACACCCACACTCATTTTGAACATTAGGATTTTTAAATTCAAATCCTTCATTTAACCCTTTCTTGACATAATCCATTTCAGTACCTTTAAGATACACTAAACTTTTAGGGTCGACAAAAATATCAATCCCGTAGTTTTCAAACTTTAAATCTTCTTCTATTAGTTTATCAACTGGCTCAAGTACATACATCAGTCCCGAACAACCTGTTGTTTTAACAGCCACACGAATACCAATACCTTTACCTCTCTTTTCAAGGTAACTGTTAATATGATATGCTGCTTTTTCTGTCAAACTAATTTCCATTTTATACTTTTCTTTTAGTATCTTTAAGTTTTACCTTAGAGTACTCATACAACAACCAAGGAGTATTCCCCATGTGTAATATACCTGCCCAGCCCCTGTCTTCTTTCGGAGGTCTAGGTATAGTGAAAGGTGTCTTAATACCATGTACCCATAGTAAAGAAGCAACCTCTTTCAAATCAACTTTACGAATTTTATAGTATTTTAACTTACAAAATTTAGTTTTCTCGTAGGTAAAAGGAACACCTTTTGAGTCTATAAAATTTTTCTTTGTTTGTTTTAGTAAGCCTACGTGACTAATAAGGGAACGCCTTAGGGGCAGTAACTCTGTAAAAGGAGTCTGTACTCGTCGTATTCCCAAAGTACCCCCAGGCATATTAGTGTCATCTATTAACAGGTCATCTATAAAAAGCAACCCGTCAGAATAACTCCAATTGTCGGAAGGTATCTGGAATACGGGGAAAGATATTTGTTGAACATCCCTGTATGTTATTATCACTTTTCTGTTTATCCTTATAGTCGGTTATCGCAGCTTTGATTGCGTCTTCCGCGAGTACGCTACAATGAATCTTTACTGGTGGTAATGCTAGTTCTTCGGCTAATTCTACATTTTTTATAGAGTTAGCACTATCTAAAGTTTTTCCCTTTACCCATTCAGTTAAAAGAGAAGAGGAAGCAATTGCACTTCCACACCCATAGGTTTTAAACTTAGCATCTATAATCACGTCATCCTCTACTCTTATTTGTAGCTGCATAACATCCCCACAGGCGGGGGCACCTACCATACCGGTGCCTACATTTTTTGTTTTTTCCATCTTACCCACATTTCTAGGGTTAGTGTAGTGATCTAGTACTTCTTTAGAATATGCCATTTAATTTATCCCCAAGGTAACATAGTCATACCAATCATATTTAGTATTAACTCAATTAAAATAAAAAATATTAAACACGGCCCTAATTGCCATGCCCACCACTTCCAGCCTTCTAAACTATCGACCCAAATAGCTAACTTACTTTTTCTTGCTCTA